CGGTGCGAGCCGCCCCTGAAGTTCTAGGTGCTGATGTAGTGCCTTGCTGTATTTGAGGCGCAGCCGGAGTATTAATTATAATTGGCTGAGTATTACGTGAATTTGCCTCTGTTGCCATAGCTCTCGAACCCGCTGCCATACTTTTATATGAAGCAGTTCCTTCTGGAGATACTGATGGCAACAATGAATTTGATAAAGGCGTTACCAAAGTTGATTGTGTTGGATTTAAACGATTATAAATTGTTTTTGCTTTTTCTAAAGCACCTTCAGCACCCAAAGTATCAACGAAACTACTTGCAATCTCTTGGACAGATTTTCCTCTAAATTTTTCTTCTGCTGGTTCTCCTAATACAGGAGTTGTTGCTCTTGGTTGTCTGGTGGCAGAAGCATTTTGTTGAAGTATATTAGCATCTGTCCTCGAAGATAATTCTTGTACCATAGGACGTGTTCGTTCTGTGGCAGTTGCGGTAGCAGGTGCTGCAGCTGTTGTAGCCGCTGTTGGGGCAGCTGTAGAGCTACCAAATAAAGATTTAAATGCATTTTTTAAGAAGTCTGGGACTAATCCCGAAAGTGTATCAACAAATTTTGATGGAATAGATGTTAGAAAATTCCATGTGTCACTAACAAGACTGCCTACAGTTTTTGCTGCATTGGATAACATATCTCCAAAAGACATAAAAAATCCAACAATTTTTCTAACACCTTCAACAAAAAGATCGCCAAGGTTAGTTTCATCTAAGAATTTTTTTATAGATGCAGCAGCATCAGTAAACCCAAAAAATTCAACGATATTTTGTACAATTCTTCCTACAGATTTAAATAAAATATCTGCAAATGTTCCTGCGGCTCTTGCTAATGCGTCTAAGAAATTGCCTTCTGCAAGATCACCAAATATTTTTCCGATATTTCCAAATAACGTAGCCCAATCTGCTCTTTCGAGAGATAGAAGAGCGCCAATTACTTGACCTACTACTGGTATTGCAGTTAATGCAAATTTACCAAACTTAAATAATAATGATCCAATACTTCCAAGAAATCTTCCTACAGGTGCAAGAAATTCAAGAGCGCCAGCAAGAACTCCTCCAACTCTTCCACCAAAGGCAAGTATTTTACCAAAAAAACCACCTATTGCAGAAAATACCCCGGAAAGAGGACTTAAAATTTTTCCAAAAAATGCTCCAACAGAACTAACAATTCCACCAATACTTTTTAAACCTTTCATCCAACCAAAAAGTCCAGTAGCAACACCGCCAACTGCAGTTAAAAGAATACCAAATAAACTTCCAATACGTCCAACAAACCCTAATATACCTTTGACACTTTTCATTATTCCACCGAAAAGCCCACCCGATTCTGGTGTTTTTTTAACTTGTTCTACATCAGTGCCCACTGTAGGTTGTTTAGCTTCTCTTGCGGCTTCTATATCTCCAATAGTTTTTCTTTTTGTAAGATCGTTGGCATCTTTTAGATAACCAGTTTGTTCTTTCATATAATTCAACATTTCTCGATTAGTATCAAGAATTGAACTATTAACGTTGACTAGTTCTCTGAGAAGAGCTTCAACAGATTTAGATGAAGATGAAGAATCTGCTACTCTTGATGCAGCAGATGCAGCCCTACTATTTTTTGATCCTCCTAATAGAGGAACAGCCATTGCACCTAGCCCCATTGAATCTAATGTACTAGCAGCAATATTTCTAGGAGTTATTCTATCTATTCCTGTACTGGAATAAACACCTTGCTTTACGGTATTTAATATACCTCCAGCAACACCAGTTGCTACTCTTGCAGTAGATTTTACTGCTCCAACTGCTGCACCGGCTGTAGCTCCGGCTATTCTTTTTGTTAAACTACCTAAATCAGCCATGGTTTTTCTTGTTTTCTTTTTCTAAGTCTTTTAAGTGTTGTATCAATAGTTCAACAAATAGATCACGTTCATATGGATACATATCATACACCTCTGTCATAGAGTATTTATGATGCTGAACCAAAGAAAATATAGTTGTGTAATAGACTGAGATATTATTATATCCAGTCATTACGTAAAAAAACTAGTAATTCCCTTTAACGTAATTGTCTTGTTCTTCCCTTGTTTATTTTTTAAATTGACTTCGTGTTCTACTGAAGGCATAGTATCAAAAAACTGCTTGACTTTATTCATGCTTTCCATCGGAAGGCTATCAACAAAATCTGATAATTCTTTCTCAGAGTAATCAGAGTAAACATTATTTTGATCATAGATTGTTTCGATGCATTTCATGAGCATCTTGAATGCGGCTTCTTCACTCTTTTCTGAGCTAGATTCTACCTTTTCAATTTCTTCTAGTGTTGGGTATCTCATGACAATACCAACATCATCAAACACATTAATCTTATTGGTATGTTCTGGATTATATTTGACTTCTACGTCATCAAGATTAATCTTAAACTTGATCACATCTTCTGTTTCTGGATCAGTATATTCAAGATCAACAACCTCACCGACAGATTTTGCTCTTAGTTTAATGAAAATATATTCGATATCAAAAGTAGCCATAGCATCTACATCTACAGGCTCTACAATACAATTCCTAATAACTTGCTTCACTGCCGAAACAATATCTTGTGCATTTTCTGATGACTTTGCCATAAGCAAAATCTTTTCTTCCTGAACAGTAAAAGGTCTGATATTAACTTCCTTTTTAGTGGAAGGAATTGTGATCTTATATGTCGGATGCTTTATTACGGGTAATGCCATTTCAAAATTTCCTTATGATAAAAAATAATTTACTTGTAGTAAGAAGGTTCTCTCATTTGCATTTGAGATTCATTTGATCTATCTAATTGAGTAGGAGAAGAAATGCCAATTCTTTCTCTTATACTTCTTAAATTCCCATCGATTCTACTTTGTGTATTTCTAGTAGTATTGCTTCTGGATTCAGATAGATTTGAAACTGTACCAGCATCAAGAGTGACCGAATCCCAATAAGTAAATGTAAATTGAACAGGAAGCTTTAAAATTTGATCGCTCTGATCCCATGAAACTTGCATATCACCGATACTAATTGGATATGCTTCTTCAAGATAATATGCTAATACCATATTCCCATCATCTTGAGAATCTTCTTCTTTTTTAGTCTCATTAAATACCGTGATAACTATTGTGCCAAAATAATCTTTTGGATATGCAAAAGTTCCTTTGGAAAGTCCTCTCGCAGTTTGCCCTCCCAAAGGAGTTTTATTATTAAAGTTAAAAACTGATTGAGACCATTGATGAAAGAAGTCAAATACTCTTCCATCATTATCACATTGAAATTCTAACGTGATATCCTGAAAAATAGTTGCATATGGTCGTTTTTCAAGGTTGCCATATCCAGATGTACGTATTTCATCTGTCTGATAGGTTATTCCGGGTAAGACTGCAGAAGTACAATAAAACTTTAAGTCTTCATCCAATACTACTGGCGCTTTTACAATATTGACGTTGAACTTGGAGGACTTAACTAGCCCTCCACGCTCACTCATTTTTGAGACCATATCTCTGACATTAAACGCCATAAATTTTTCCTAACGAATCTTTGAACACAACGTTTTTATTTATTCTACCGCCCTTAGTTTCGAATCTTTCAAATGGCATGAATAAAGCATAGTCCCATTCATTCGCAGGTATCAAAAGGAATTTGGTCTGCATATGAGAATACAGATATCTTTTTATACAAGGTTCAAAAAGTTTCGTGCCAGCAAGTGCGCTCAGTTTAGCATATGTAATACGCAATCTAGTATTCTCATCATATCTGGTATCACTAATCTCTTTATATAAACTATCCATAAGTTTCGCACGTAATATAGGATTTAAATAGTGTAAATTGATACCTATAAATCCGCCTTTTACGGCTTTGAATGGAAATACTAGCGGAATTCTGTCATAGAATGGTAAAGTATCTTTATATTTTGGATCATAGGCATACATATACATGTATCCGGGACGGATAGTAGTTTTAAGATATTCAGGATTATCTCTCAACACATATCTAGGATTGATACTTCTAAAAACCCCTAATTTGTTGATAAGCCATCTTCTAATTTCTTCAGTAGACCTTTTCTTTTCTGGTCTATTTGATTCTAATTTATCTAAAAAAATAGCCATTAAGATTTACCTATTCCAAGTTCTTTTTCGGTCATAATTTTGAATTGCCATTTTCTATCAGAGCAAAATTCTTCGGCAGCTTTCCACTTCGCAGAATTAACACCATAAGTCATGACCTCATTTATGTATCTTTTAGTTACTTTTTCTTGAAGCACGGGCGGTTTTACCTGTTTAGCTGGTTTAATCTCTACCAATATAGTATTTATGATATTATCTTTGTTTTTAATTTTTACTAAAAAATCAGGAAAATATCTATGAATTCTTCTGTCTACAGGGCTAACGTAAGGAATTATAATTTCTTCTGAAGACCACTCCAAAACGTTAGGATGGGAGTCTAAATACCTCATGAACTTAAGTTCCCAAAGACTTCTGTAGATTATATTGGTTGGATTTCCTTTGTATTTTTGTGGGTTATGAGGATTGAATTTTCCTTTGTATGCCATTTTAATTCACCATATAAATATACAGTATTATTTATAGAGACAAAAATGGTAGCAACTTTCAAATTTCCAGAAGAAGAGTCAGAGTTTCATTCTATACTTACGTTTAGAAAGTATCAAAGAATGAGAGCAAATCAACCATTGAACCCATCATTCGAAGGAATGATACGTCTTCCTTTGCCGCAAAATTTAGTTGATTCATATGGTATCAATGTCAATGATACTGTACTTGATATATTAGGTAATGCTGGTTCAGATGTTTTGGCTGCGGGGCAAACTACAATGGAAGGCTATGCTAATGAAATTAAATCAGGTAAAGGAGCTATTCAATTTCTTAAGGATAGGGCTTTAGAAATTCTTGCAGTTACACCCGGAATATCAGATACAAATGCTCAAAATAGTTCACGTTTTGGACAACTAGGTCAATTAGAAACCGGATTGATTAGAAATCCCCACTTAACAACTCTATTTGATGGTGTTCGTTTAAAAACTTATACATTTACATGGAAACTTGCTCCTAGATCAGAAGCAGAAGCAAGACAATTGGAAAGCATTATAAATTATATCAAGGCATATATGCATCCTGATATTAATCCAAATAGTGGTGGTTTTGCTTTGGATTATCCGTATCTTGCTTCTTTAGAATTTGCGGTCGGAGAAAATAAAATCGTTCCGAATGTAAATGTTGCTTTCATAACAGCTTTACAAATAAATAATTCAGGTTCTGGAGTTCCGGCGTTTTTTAAAGACGGAAAATCAGTATCAATTGAAATGGGCATATCCTTCCAAGAAATCAATATTAAAACAAGAGGAGATTTCTTAAATCCAAAACAGGTTATGGGACCATTTATGAATAATAACAATAATAGAAGAACTGAATAAATGTCATCTTTTAATTACTATCCATCAATATTATATAATTCACAGGTTTCTAAAAATCTCCTGATAAAAAATGTTTTTATTAGTTCATCTTTTAATGATTATAAAAAGTTTTATAGTTATGTAATAAAGGAAGGTGAAAGACCTGATATTATCGCATATCAAGAGTATGGAGATTCGTCTTTAGATTGGGTAATATATCTAATCAATGGTGTTATTGATCCCTATAGTGATTGGATCATGGATGAAAAGCAATTGCGTTCTTACCTTGAAGATAAGTATAACACAGCAGCAGAAAAATTAACATCTACTGTGATAGCATCTTCAATAGCTTATTACTATTATGCAGGTTTAAATTCTGATTCTGAGGCAACTATTAATTCATATAACTATAATATGACCGCAGAAACTTATGCAAAACTAAACTCTCCTGCTGGGTGGGTTCCTAAAAGCATTTATGATTATGAATCAGAGCTAAATGAAGCTAAAAGAGAAATAAATTTACTTAGACCAATTTATATACAACAATTTAAACAACAATTTGATGAATTGATTAATGGCTGAATTAAATCCACTAGAATTAAAAATTATTAACGTATGGATGGAAAAATTTAACTTTACTGATAAGATTGATATCTTTGCTCAGTTTGTTGAAATTTCAATATACCAATCAATTTTTGAACCTACCATTAAAGCTGAGATGCTTATTAATGATAATATTGGTTTGTTTGTTAATTATCCATTTACCGGTGAAGAAATTATAACATTTGAATATCAGCAATTGAGCGGTATTGATGTTGGAAAAAAAGAAACTAAAAAAATTAAATTTATTATAAGTGGTGTAAGAGATATTGTATTAGATGACAGAGCCAGAGCAATGATGTATATTATTGATCTGAAAAGCTTAGAATTTTTACAGAACACCAGAAAATATGTTTCTCATGCATATCATGATCTTGCAGAAGATATGGCAGAAAAAGTATATAACACGTATATCAGTGAAGATACAAAAGACAAATTTAAACAAGTAAAACCGTTCATCAAAGAAGAATCGGTTAAGGTTCGAAATCTTGTAATACCAAATCTTCGTCCATTTCAGGCTATTCAATGGTTAGCTAAACACGCCGTTGCAAAAGATTATGAAAATAGATTTTTGTATTTGTTTTATGAAGATTTAGAAGCATTTAATTTTGTTACAATTCAAAAATTAATTTCTGATGCCCAAAAAAATAAAAAAGACCTCGAAAAAAATAAGTATAGATATCTTTCGGATATTGAACTTGCAGATGGCATTGCAATCGAACAAAAATTCTCAAACGATTATCAACTTCGTTTAATAACAAACGTAGTAAATAATAAGAGATTTTCTTCTATTGAAAAAATTGTTGGTGGGTATTATCAGAATGAACTTTTTGAAATTAGTTTATTGCAAAAATCTTACAATAGTACGCCCACAGAATTTGATGTTAATAGTAAACCAAAATATTCTCTGGAACAAAATCCATTAAATACAAAAGAATATATTGAATATGTAAAAAATAAAAAGGATAAGACTGAGTATTCTAATAGAATTAGATATATTATCAATAACTATCAAGATTTAGATGACCAAGATAAAACTCAGCCTAATTTCAGATATAAATTTGGTAATGCCACAAAATACCTATTTGCTCTAAACCAAATTGATTTAACTATTACTGTTCCAGCAAACATGCAATTGAAAGCTGGGGAAATTATTTATTGCGATCTTCCTGAAACTCATGGATTTAATATAGTTGAAAAAGATAAGTATCTGACAGGTCTTTTTATCATTACTGAAGTAAAACAAGTTGTTTCTCAAGGAAATAAAGCTGCAACTACTTTAAGAATTAATAAAGATGGTTATCTCACTAGTCTATTTGAAAAGTCATTATATAATTTGGAACCACTTAATTTTGGTGGAAGAGGTCCGGCATGATTAAAAATGACTATTATGGAGATAGCTTTCGTTGGTTTGTTGGCGTCGTAAAAGATGTTGGTGATGATCGATCTCGTGTGCGTGTAAGAATTTTTGGTATTCACCATACAGAAGATTTAGAAAAAGTTTCTGATGGTGATTTGCCGTGGGCTACAGTACTTTATCCAACTACAGGTGGACAGGCATCTTCTGGTAATGCATCACACAATCTTACTCCCGGTACTTGGGTAGTAGGATTTTTTCTTGATAATATTGATTCTCAGCAACCAATAGTTATCGGATCAATAAATGGTGGTCAAGGATCAGTAGATTCAACACCAAAACAAAATTCACCAATTGATCCATTAAATCCTACAACATCTATATCAAATCCTGCTTCCTCTCCAGATAATAATACCGGTATTCCTAGCACTACTCAATTAGAGGGTTCTGGAAATGTACAAAAGGTATATAATTATTTTTGGCAAAAGATTAAAGCAGAAGGAGCATTGTCTGGGGATTTAAAAGTTATTGTTTCTGCGATTATTGGCAATTTTCAACAAGAATCTGGTCCAAGTATAGACCCTCAAGCATATAATCCAAGTGATAAGGGAGAAGTTTCTGCTGGTATTGCTCAATGGAGAGCAGGACGTTATGATCGTCTTAATCCAATGTTACGATTTGCTGGAATGAATACTGGTGTTTCAAGAGGTAGTATGCCTCCATTAGAAAAACAATTAGATTTTGTCTGGCACGAATTCCATTCTTCTGAGAGATCAGCTTATAATAGATTATTAACATCTTCAAGTACTTCATCATTTGTCAAAATGAATATGGAAGTCTCTGTATCTTTTAACAAAGTACCAAGAGGT